GCGGAAAGAATCTGAGCTACACCTTGGTCTTGAGCTGCAAAGTCCCAATCACCAGTAACTCCATTACTACCACCCGAAAGAGCGGCAGAAGAAGAACCAGTGAAACGGGTATCAAGCAACTGATAACCAAGCTCAACGTTAGCAACTGTACCGTCATATGGACCGACAGAACCACCAGTTACGGTAGGATCTCCTGGACCAGTACTAGTAGCACCAGTAGGTACAAATCCACCACTTGCAGCTTGCGCAGCAGTAGAGCTATTTGTACCATCGGTACCAGCACCTAAGTGCTGACTGTTGTAAGCATAACGAAGAGCGAAGGCCAGTCCAACAGGACCAGACATCGGCTGAACACCAACGATTTCGTTGGTGATAAGCTCAGGGAACGTACGACGAATCATCGGAATTAACACCTTAGGAAGACGAGCATCATTAGGAGCATAAGTGTCTCCAGAGCCGCCGTTCGGGCCATTACCCTGTACACCAGGCTGGTATACGGGTGGCGTGACTTCAGCTCCGAAAGCACCCGCTGCACCGGCTGTATTAGCCTCTTCAATACACCACTTTTCCTGGTTTTCAAGAAGAATGGCGGTATTGAGGCGAGTGTGATCGTCTTCGATAGGAGCAACGCTATCAGAAGAGTAGTTAAGAACAGGTGCCCACTTTTCAAGTAGGGTATCTGCTCTATCTCTATCGATAAATGATTGTGGTTTATTCATATTAGACGTTTCCTTTCATTTTACCTCATGGGATCAAGTCCCAAGTTACTCAGGTGGCAAGCACCTCGTTGTTCAGGGTTGAAATTATTTATGAGACCTTTCTAACTCCGCTAAATACGGGTTATATGGCTTCTTTTCTTTCTTCTCTGAGATCTTTTGTACAGGAGCATCAGCTTTAACTTTACGTGTTTTGTATGCTTCCTCTTTAATTACTGAAAGTCTTTCTTTTTCTTTCTTATCAAAAAGCTTAGCTGTATAATCAAAATTTTCTTCAATAAATGTAGGAGACTTATCTTCTAAAATTTTAACAAGATACCCTTTTTTACTATCAGGTAACCCAGCTGTTTTTGTCTCTAGTAATAAATGTGCTTTTTGTTTTGTATAAGCTTCTTTAAGAAGGTTATTTTCTTTTGCAAGCTCATTAACCTTCGAAGTTAAATGATCAATTTGAGTCTTACCATCCATTACAGCCTCTTTAACAGACTCACTCATTAACGTAGAATCAACAGCAAGTACTTTTCTTAAATTACCTAAAACTTCAGTAGCAGTTCTGTTTTTAGTAGCTTCTTCAATAGCCTCCGTTGGTACAGACTCTTCTAAATACTCTTCAAGGTAATCAGAAATACTCTCTACTAACGTTGTTTTAAATCGATCAGCAGAAGTTCCAAGCTCTTTTTCATATCTTTTAACCACAGTAATAAGTTTATTAGCGTTATTAATATCAACTGCTTCAACAACTCTTTTAAGCTTAGATGTATGGTCTTGATCAATTGCAGTAACCAACTCATCAAGTTTTCCAGCATAAAGCTCATCTTGATTTGTTAAAGCTGCTTCAACTGACAATTGAATTTTTTCTTCAAGAGCAGTTTCTATAGCTTTAACAGACTCCTCTGTCAAGACCTCTTCTGCTTGTTCTGGTAATGCTTTATCTTTCTTCATATTAAAAAAGTGGTTTTTCTGTTGCGCGACTGATCTTCTTTGCAATTTTATCTTCAATTACGCTCTTTAAATATTTATGTGCCTTGGCGTAATTTTTACAAGAAATTTCCTCTATAAACTTAATAATTTTTGTTTTCTCTTTAGCCATAATATTATTTATTAGATAGAGTTAATAAAGCTAAGGATTCTATCACGTAAAAAGTTATCTATGTCCTTTTTAGGCAGTCTTTTTAAAGATTTTTCGAAATTTTCATAAACTTCTTCATATTTGTTATCATCGACCATAACCCATTGCTTGGATTCAAGAATGCCATTAACAAATGCTTTTGGATAAGACGGGTCTGCTACGCAATCGATAGCTACAAGTTTCATATTTTTAACTGTACTGTGATCAGCGCTCTCTTCAAGAGTGCCTAGTGCACGTGAAGACATACCAACCTTTACACCGTCATTAATTAAAGATCTAACTATTTGACCACATGGTGTTGATAGAACTTTAGATTTACCATAAAACACGTTTCCATCTTGCGTTAACTCAGTTACCATATGGCATGCTCTTTCTAGATCAACATCTGCTGTCGTTGGATGGTTTAGTTCACCCATTGCACGACCCGGTGTAACCATTTCTTCAATATAACGCGCTGTCTCTCTTTCTAACTCATCTCTAGGGTACAGCCTGTTGTTTCTATTAACCCCTTCAGCCATCATATAAGGGCCTTTTATGAATAAATTTGAAGGGGAGTTTCTATCCACTTCCTCTTCAATGTATTCGAACTCATCGTTTACGTCAGGTTTTTCTACAACCAAGTTAAGTTTTAATGACATACAATTATTTAATCATCTTTTAAAAATAAGCTCTTTTTCTGTTAAAATAATGAAGGTAAGTCCCTTTTTCTTGCAAAATTCTTTTGCAGCCTTCCATTTAGCTTGATTTATGACATATTGTTTCTGCTCATAAATAAGATGTTGACGTTTTCTGTATTTTGTTGTAGGGGGTTTAGTTTGTTTTGATGGTTTAATCTCAACTAAATACTTTACGACTTGAGTCCCTTCTTTTATAGCAATATAATTATCAACGTAATATCTATGAGCTCTATTATCTAAGGGACTTATATATGGTACAATTATATTCTCACTACCCCATTCTAATACATTTGGATTATCATCACAAAATCTAAAAAATTTAAGCTCTAAACCTGATCTATAGACTGCTTTACTGCCTATAAATTTGTCTTGATTTTTAGGAACGAATATACCCTGCCTCCATTTTTTCCTCATCCTACTATGAATAAAGTTGGATCTGTATCACCGAGTCCAGGAGATGCACCTTCTAGAAGTTTAGCTTCAAGCTCTGTTTTCTTTTCCATTCCTTCTGTTAGAATATCATAATTCAAAGCCCCGCCACCTAATAAAGATACATTTCCAAATTTACCTCTAACCCGACCAATTGTAATCATAGACAACGCCATGGCGTATTCATATACCCATTGTTCCATAATAACATCTCGAATAGCACGTTCTAGATAACAAGATATTACGCCGTAAAATCTATCACCCCCAGGCTCCGGATACATTTGTAAATATTGTGATCTTGGATCAAACTTAACGTCACGTCTTATACCAAGAACTTTTTCGCGTGTATCTATCCATTCTTTTAATGTATACCACGATACTAAATCAAAACCATAATTACCCATGGCATAACTAAAGTACGTTTGTTGTGCAAGAGTTTGTTCTAATGTAAATAAAGTATTAATACCTGTAGTGGAGCCTTCTTCAAAATCACATACATCAACAACTTTTCTATATTCCATTACATCATAATCAAAAACATTTTGATAGTAAGTTGCATCTGTTGCAGAGCCTTTAAATGTAATAGTGGTCGGTGTAGTTTTCTTAAAGACACCAAATGTACCCGCACTTAGGAAAGTAGCAGCTTCACCCCCGGGTGTAGTAGCTCCACCCGTTCCCCAGTAATCAGCTCCCCACGCGGTGATCATATTAAAGGTCGTCTGATTAAGAACTTGATACCTACTTAAACCCGGTTCTAAACCACTTGTTTGATACGCAAAAGTGGTTGAGAGAGCTGAAAATCCAGTAAAGTATGAAGCACTAAGGGTTGATGTAGCGACATACACCGAATCTTGGCCATTTCTTGTTGGTGGGTAGGATCTAAGACTTTCTGGGCTCGGACCAAGCGGATTATCACCCCCGGCAACAGAGCTTGCGTTTAGGTTCATATTTGCTACTGTGTAAAGTAAATCAAGCCGGATCCCTTTTTTAGATTCATACATGTCAGAATCAAATATTAAATATTCTTGCGTAAATCCAGCATATTTAGTAAAATATTCAACAGCAATTTGAATATTTT